GCAACCGATGACGTCGTTGCCATCGTTTCCATCGTTTCCATCGTTTCCGTCGTTTCCATCGTTGCCATCACCTGAGCAATCCCGACCCTCTTGACTAGCATAACCAGATGGCATTGAGAAATTGCCATTATCATCGGTTTCTATTTCACAAACTGAGCCATCTGGGTTGTCAAAACAGACTTTTCGCTTGCCGCCGCCAGTACCAAAAATTGGAATGTCACTGTCAGATTCAGCTGGGCAATAGTCAGGTTTCAGACATAGAACATCATCTACCCCGCGTGCATACCTGATAGTGTGGTCACTACCTGGAGAGGGAGGGCAACTATACGATTTTCTCTCAGAATATGGGATAGATGCATTATCCTGACATCCGCCCTCACCCAGATAACAATCGTAAACACCTATGATATTAATGGTCGAACCGGTATCAGATTGTGAAATGACTCTATAGGTTGAACTGGATGATTTTTTATACGAGATAAGTTCTTGAGCACATTGCTGTTTTGATTCATATTCCCTCGTGATACCAGCAGGATTACAAATAAAAATTTCTTCCTCTTTTGCCTGAACAGCAGTATCTAACTGGCGCTGAGTAAAAGCCTGAACATTAGGCACAAAAAAAGCGCTCAGGAGCGCCATTGTTAAAATATATTTCATGGTTTAACCCCATCCGAAATTTTTACAGACTATAAATCCAGTGATAGCCCCCATAAACGCGATTAGCGTATAAATGAGGGCGACGATTAAGCCGCCCATCAGACACCCCCTTAAGCCTTGTTAACTGCACGCTTAGCCAAGGTAATTCCCTTAAGACCCATAGCAATACCGACGATTGCTACGCCAGTTCCTGTAATGAATGCCGCTACTGTTGATAGGTCTACTGCTGCAAAAATATCTGCCATTGTGATTTTCCTTACTGATTAAATTTTATTAATGATTTTTCGAGCATATCCAACGTTTGCGGATAGAAACCCGAATGTAACAACGAGGCCGAAACCCCAAATAAACGCCTCGCCAATGTCGAGACTGGTTATCTGAGTGCTAGCGGTAAACGCCTCAGCATCACTGGCCGTTACTAACACGTAGCCAGCGCATTGTGATAGTGGTTCAGATGTAGCCGAAATCGTGCCGTCAGCATTCAGATAAATACATTGCATTACTTACCGCCACCCAAAGATTGCTTGAAGTGAGCCTTTAAATCTGGGTCAACTGGTAGTAACTCGACTACCTCATTTTCAAAAGTTTGGTCGTTGAATTCGAAACGAAGGTCATACGATTTATCTGCCACAAATGCGCCCGTATCGATAAGAACGTGAGCGTAACCAACATTAATGGCAATCGGCTCTTTGCCGAATGGTGTTGATGTTGTTTTGCCAGCTGATTTGCGTTTGAATTTTGGTGAATTCACAGACTCAAACGGATAAAGCACCTCAAGCGCGGCTTTTTCAACATCTGGATTTTTTGATTCTGGGAACGAGGTAATACCAATCCCTGCAATAACGATAGCCATGTTATAGACTCCTAAATTGTTCGGTTAAAATTTGTTTGTAGGTGTTGGGTATATCGAGAGATTTACCCGTTATGTGGTGTTCGGGTATCAGCAGACCTAGCACCTGCTCAATGTCCCCGCCCGTAATTTCTAAAATGTCAGCCATCGCTTTACCGCACATGCGACGAACCCAACGAGCGCGAGACGCTAAATCGGTTGCAGCAGATGAGGCGCGAGGACTGACAGCAGTGTGAACCCCGTCAGCATCAATCATGGATTGAGCAAATTTGCATAGGCCAGCAAAAGCGGCATCGGGATCTAAAAGGATCTCAACTGGATATTTTTTCAGTTCAACCTCATTGCGATACCAAACTAGAGAATCCTCTTGGATGCCCTGCTCTAATTTTTTGTTGTAGATACGCCAAAAAACTGGACTGGTACGTTTACCAAATGTCACCATCTCAACATCGTAAACACCGTTAATATTCATGCTGTGACGTGGCGACATTGTTGGACTCCGACCACCGCCAGAGCGAGCAAACCCATTATCAAAAAATGCCTGTTCAGCGTATTTGCAATCAAAATTGCCGTCATAGCAGTCATAGGCCAAATCGGTTCTAGCGATATAGCGGATTTGGAGAACGTTGGACAACCAATGATGCACAACAAATGGTGTTGTGTGTGACCACAAATGTTTGCAGCCCTCACCTGAAATTTGCACGTAACATGTTTCACGTTGGCCGCCGATACCAACGAACCCGATTTGATTACCCTCAAGAGTCAAAAGGTTCATAGAATTTTGGTAGCCGTGAAAACCTTTATCACGTGGTGCAGAAAGCTCAAAGCCAAGCACCTCACGACAAAAAACGCGCAGCGTACTGATATAAAAATCAGCCATTAAACGTTGAATGCGTAATTTCTCAGACTCGATTTTTTTATCTATCTCATCTGGCGTTAAACCCGTTGTATTCAAATTGGATTTAATATCAGGTTGTTTGGGGAACAGCGTTTGTGTTTCATGCGTTCTGCCAGCAAATCCAGCTCGTGCGCAGTAACGTAAATCAGCGAGTTTGAACGTGAACGCCAGATGGTCAATAGTCACCTGATTATCAGAGTTTTTGCGGGTTCTAGCCTGTCTGCGCTCGATTAATTTCGCTGCTAGTTCAGTCGTTTGAGTAGGGCCAAACATTAGATAACCCCCTGAGCAACTAAATCACGGTAGTTTGAATCCGTAACCTCGACCGTTTCACAGTCATACTCATGGGCTACCCATGCGCGGAATTGGTACATGTTATCGAAATAATCATACAGACGTTCACCGTCCAGATCATACGTAACCTGAACCCCCGCCTGTTTGTTGTTTTCGTAGTAGATGACCATTCCGTGCCTCAGTAGCTAATTGCGTAAATGCGAATGTTACCGATAACGAAATGTTTGGGGAGGTCAAATCCGCCCTATCACATAGTTACATGTAACATATTTCGAGCAGAGTATAATCACACTACATGTGACATGTAAACAGGTTTCTAAAAATAAATTCCCATGTAGTATATTTCTATAAAATTCAAATCGAGAGAAATCATGGCTAGAAATGACACGTCAATAGCAATTAATGGAGACCGAAAAAAGGCGTTGCAGGACGCTGCTGTCGACATAACAATCGCAACAAGAGAACCATGCAAAATATCAGCAATAGTTCAACACCTAATCGATAATTATCTAGATGAAGCAACAAGAGATCTAAAGGCAAAAAGGAAAGGTTAAAAGGGAAAGCCGCGAATCGTCGGTGAGTTATACCCCGTAATACAATTACGGGGTATTTTTTGGTGCGCATCTCAGCTCAAGGCACCCTCCCGCAAAGCGGGTGCCCTCCCTAAGCTGAGATGTCGAACGAAAGAAAGTAAGGTTTATCAAGGGAGCGCGCTGCGCTCGGGAATGGCCTACAAGAATATATCGAGCCGCCCACGGCGGGTACTCGCGCTTGAACCACTTGTCTACATATCAATATCAAAGTTAGCGCTTCATGCGACAAGTCGCATCTGCAAAGTGCATTAGAACATCTTCATCTTTAAACGATCCATTTCTAACGGATTTTGCCTCAACCAATCAATTAACTGTTTTTCAGAATCAGTTATACGATACGGCTTCTTAGGTTCGTCGGTTCTTGGCCGACCTGCTCCAGTACGAGCACCACCATGATTTTTTTGCTTGGGATTGCTACTGGCCAATCGCGAAAGGTCATCAATGAAAATATCTTTGCACTGTTGTAGATTGTCAGCATCTCTCCAAATCTCATCATTTCCGTTTATATACATGAAGTTATGTTTATCAGGGAAAAAAGTAGCATTAATGCCAATGTTAGAAACTAGCCCCACTATTGAGCCTAACTCATGTATTTCTAGTGTGATTTCATTCATTTTGATTTCTGTAACGCAATTCAAGGTGTGAATAAAAATTACACCATCTTGATTTATGTTACAAGTATCAAAGCACCCTGCCAGCCAATAATTCGCATTATGTTACGGGCAAAAATCAGTCATGATTTTTGATGCTCGGGCGGGAATATTTTCCCTCGCATAAACCACAAAAGCCCCGCAGGTGGCTATTTTGCGGGGCTTTTTCTCAACATAACGCAGTCGTTAAATTATAGG